CGGCAATAGGAAATGGAAACACATCACATAAAATTTGGGACGTGCCGCTGCAGGCAGCACAGGCGTTTCAGTACATCATCGAACAGGGTGCTGGTGTTGATCTCGGCTCAGCCGGAAATCCCGGTACCGAAAATGGAGGGCCTGTCCTCGGCAGCGGCAGCGGCACCGGACAATCTTCCTCCACCAAGAAAACCACTACGTATCACGGCATGAACATTGGATATTACGGACGCGTTGCTGTTGCAACGAGGGTCATCGCCGCCCTTCTCAAGAGAGGGTTCTATATTTCTGCCTTCACCGAAGCCACCAACACCATCAACGGCTACATACAGTTTAACTATAATGTCCTTAATGGCATCGGATTCACAACCGCCCTGGACAATGAACACAAGATAGGAACAGTGGAGGGTTCGGAGGAAATACTCGAGCTGGTGCTCGCTACTGTGCTGACAAATACAGATGCAACAGGAGGGACAGCCTCAGGATCCAAGGCAGATGCAGAGAGGATGATCTCTCTGATAGGTGGTATAAAAAAGAAGCTTCTTGAGGAGGACATGGCTGTGTTTAACATTCTCCACTACCTAAATTTAATAACAAAGAACGCTGCCGGAAAGCTCCCACAGATCCTTAGCTCGTTAACCTCACCCTACCCTGCCAGCTATCCTCATTCTACACCACAGGATTCACTTATTAGAAAGATAAGGGACACACAGGAGGGTGCTGACATGTTACAGACAATGACAAGGGACCAGATAGCACTCAGTGGAGCAATGAGGTATGGATTCAAGCACCTTTCTGCAAAGTATCCTTATATTCCGACAACCCAGGTGATAAATCAGGGAATGGTTAATAATCTTATGACATTCTTCACCACATCAGGATTCACAGATCCGGAAAAAAAGTACAGAATTTTAGTTGTAGGTCTTCCAGCAGGAATGGTGGAGGGTCTCCGACAGAAGACTGTTACCAACACTGGTGATTCATTTTACTCTGATACAACAATGATCAGGCTTCACGTCCACCGCCGCAACTTGCTCAATTCATATGCCCAATCTCGTCCCCTGATTTTCCCACTCGACATGTCAGCACACATAATTCAAGGTAATAAAGGTATTGTATCGTCAGATCCAACTGGGGGCAGCGCTCGGATCTCCACTGCCACCGCCATCCGAGGGCGCACATTTTTTCTAGATTTCTCTATGAAGCCAGACCCGTCAGGTACAGGAATGATCAGCACTGTGATAGATCCCAGGAAGGATTACATGCACCCACAAGGTGGTCTCAATGCATACGCTAACCTACCATCGGGACCAAAGGCAACAGTTAGTCATATGACCAATAATAATATGGGTGATTACTACCTGAAGATGTATCTCAAGCTGCTAATTGGAATAGATGTGTCAGAAGGAACATTTATGCTAACACCAGCTACATCGCTTTACAAGGGGCCTGATCCTGAGTCTATGTCACAATTCGCTGATCTCTTGAACAGGGCCAAGAAGCTTAGTGTATTCAAGGGAAAGTCACAGTCAGCACATCTAGAGTTTTCACGTCTCTCAGGTGAGATCTCTCGATCTGCATTGTTTAATTCACAAAGATACAAAAATCAGATCACAGAAACAAAGATCTTCGACAGAGTCTTCTGCATCCTAATAGATGAGAATGACCCAACTTTTGAGCTGGGTCAATCCCACAATTCCGGTGGCTCTGGAGATGGAGTCGAGACCTCAACTGGAGTAGCTTCCGTGAGCACCTCTCCAGTAATCGACCCCAACAATCCGACATACTATCAGTTCTTTGTTACAGCCGACCTCGTAAAAAACTTTGATGTTCCTGGCCAGCAGGTCACAGGTCAGACAGATACCAGACTAAGTAGCACAGGCGAGAGTGGCTTTGAGGGCACAGACAATTCTACCGGAGATGAGATAGCGTGATTCAAAACACTGGACAGGTTGTGATAATGAGCAGGCAATGTTTTAACATAAGTCAAAGAGAGAGGTGATGCCATGACAATCGACTTCCTGACAGCCATGCAGAATGCAATGGCAGAACAGCTTGCAGCATCTGGCGGAACCCTTCCAATTCCTGAGTTCCCGCCTCCTGCCCAGAGCACAAATACCCAACGGTTTACGAGCGAACTAGAGCTGCCAATTGCCTATCCCTCAAAACCAGTGACAAGAATCGATATCCCAGAGCCATCAAACATTCAAGCAGAGTTTAACTATGTCTACTTTACTCCTGATGAGAGAGTAAATCAGGGAACGACAACATCTCAAGTCACAATAAATGAATTAGTGGCAGAGGGCTTGGACTTCTTTGCAGATATTGATAGAGTTCCAAGGTTTGTTAGGATAACATTCACACCCCCAAATTTCAACACGTTTGCTGCAGACCAAAGCTCGACAGGATTCGGGCATGTTCTATCAAATAATCTTGGATTACTCGACCAGTTTAAAGACGTACGAGTGTCGACCCACGCGTCGAAGTTAATGTTTGAATCAGCGATATCGAATGCATATTTCAGCAATGTTAGCTTGATGGATACAGGTGTTGATCAGTCATTCTATACCTCCCTGTCATCATCTGCAGTTTTTTCTGATATGGGTGGCTCGGTGACACAGCAGTCACAAGGGCTACAGTCTGTCGCCACCCCGGCAACACAAGGATCCTTAATTCGATCTGCTTAGAGAAACCCACAGGCAATGGGCTTTAGTTTTGCAAAATCTGACGTAAGACAGGAGACTATTGTCAATCCGCTATTAGACATCAAAGTGTTTCAAAATAACTTTAATGTGAATAATCTAATCTTTGGAACACTCTTGAGCGGTTCAGTGATAGACACTGTCAATGTCTATGAGGATGAGCTGCGAGGGATTATCTCGATGGCAAGCAAGCTCCAGCTTGATGCCGCGTCCAGTGCCACACCCGGAGCGCTCATAGCATCAGAGTATCAGCCTGGAATGACTGTGATTCATCAGGAGGCCATCGAAGACAACCAGGTTGACAGCGACGCTAGCACACAAGAGGGATCATCACACATAGGCTACTACATCGAAAAATTTGAGGTATCTCCTGATGGTAACCTATCACCTCTTCCTCCAGTTATTATTGATAGCCCTAGTGTTACATCATTTATCGATCCAGCTGTCCGCTATGGGGGTGCGTATGTTTATAATATCAGGGCTGTATCCCTTTCAAGATTTGAGTCAATTCGAATTGATACAGGTGTGGGAAGTCCCTCTACAGGTCCAGCTCCAGATCAGGTAATAATGTCAACTGCCTTGATAGCTTCTGCTGGAACAAAGACCACTGTTATCTGTCAGGAGAAAATTCCGCCCAAGCCTCCAGGTGATATCAGGTTTAAATATGAATTTAAGACTGACAGCCTGCTTATATTTTGGGAATTTCCACAAAACCCGCAGCGAGATATTAAAAGATTTCAGATATTCAAAAGACGAGCAGTTTCAAGACCATTTACAATTCTAGCGGAGTATGATTTTGATGACTCTGATGTGAAATCTCGCCCACTAGAGCTTGTTCCTCCAACACTCGTGACAAAGATGCCAATGCCGAAGAAATTTTATAGGGACAGACAGTTCACCAAGGATTCATCGTTTATTTACGCAGTCGCATCAGTTGATGCTAGAGGCCTTCCTTCAAAGTACTCTATTCAATATAGGGTTAGTTATGACAGATTTAAAAATAAGCTCAAGGTTGCAGTGATATCTAGATCTGGTGCCCCAAAAGCCTATCCAAACATGCTTATGTCTGCAGACACATTTATTGATACCATGAGAGATTCCGGGCATAGAAGAATTAAGCTATATTTTGATCCTGAGTTTTTGAAGGTGACAAGAAAACATATTCATGAGGACCAGGGTAGCGGAATTGCAGCAACAGAAACTGTCACTGATGAGAATTTGATCGCAATGCAAAGTCCTGGACAAGGCAGCAGCACATCAGAGAATCCAAACTACAAGCTACAGATCATCAATACAGATCTGCAAAGTAGTGAGGTTATAGATATTTTTATTAATGATAACACCACAGATCCGACGCTAAGAGTTGAACATCCCGGGGGAAGAGTCGGCTCAACAGGAGATGTGCAATCTTCTGGGTTTGGTCAATTAACATCTAATTCATCAACCTAATGCATAGTTTTTATTTACTGTGAATAATTAGAGCTTGTATATTTATGAACAGGATGTAAAGCTGTTGAGGCTTACACCGTGAGAAAAGTGATTACATACTTGAAACAAAACAGAGAACGTTGTCAGCTTTGTATTGAATTGATTAAACAGCACAGACCTACAACGAGGAGAAATTAACGATGGGATTTCTTGACCATTCGACTAACAATATTATTTTAGATGCTGTGCTTACAGATATCGGACGGCAATTCTTAGCAAGAAATGACGGATCATTTTCAATTATAAAATTTGCATTAGGCGACGATGAGATCGACTATAGCACTATTAAAAAGTTCGGTCGCACAGTCGGCAAGGAAAAGATTGAAAAGAACACACCTGTGATGGAAGCACTCACAAGAGGAAACTTGGGGCAAAAGTACAGGTTAATCAGCATCAGTAATCCTAATTTGAGTAAGTTGCCCAATCTAACTCTTGTCGGCGTGTCAGATAGCACACTATCTCTATCACGTGCAACAGTGTCAGGAGATATTGCCAAGTCAGTTACTGCTAAGCAGGCAATTAGTGGTGGAGGTGTTCTTGCACCTGAGCTGACAGATGCATCTTTTAAAATTGTGATTGATAATTTATTTCTAACAATTCCTGGTGTAGGTGGTCCTGATTCAGTTAATTCTGATAATATGGCAACTTACATCATACCAGCTGATCCTGTGACTAACACATCTAACTTAGGAGCGCTGTCATTCACAGTTCAGGCAAAGTCTGTTTCAAATGCTGTTCATACCACATACAAACAGAAAGGTGGATCAGTCGTTCAGAAAGTTGTCGAGATCTCAGGGATGAATTCAGGTGCTTTCACAAACTTTAACGTGCAGATCTCGTAATGGTCGGAGTTTAAACAGTGGCAACATTTAAGGAGATAGCAGCTTCAGATATTAAGACCAGCAGGTCATTTCTGAACCAGCTAGTTGACATCATTCAGGAGGATATTTCTGGTTCAACCACCCGAAAGAAATATCAGGTATTTGTTACAGGCGGAATTGGGCCAGGGATAACCAGCTCTCTTTTTCAGACTGTTTATGATCAGGACTTTACACTGCAGACAGCTAACCCAGTCTTTGACATAACAGTGGGTCTCTACAGTGGAAGTGCGACTGTCACGGGTTCATCAACAGGTCAGGACTCGGCAGGCAAGCTTTTGTTTCCATCACAGTCTGTGATGATGCGTGAGAAGGTTGATCTTTACAGACAGTATGCTAAGACGCTGCTAGGTGACGCCTCCGCACGATTCACAGCCCCTATCAGTAATGCTGGCAGCGAGGATGGTATCGACGAGGCGATGTTTATCAACTTTAAGCGCCTTTTCACGCGAGATCAGGTAAAGCGTGAGAGCTTTGCGATGCGATTCTTCGCCACTGCATGCATTGACGCAGAGGACACAACTGCAAGAGCAGGTGCTGTTGCAGGACCTGCATACACGAATCTAAATAGAACAACAATCACCGGATCTAAGATCTTCACAGACATAGGTGCCGGCTCCAACCAGGAGACGACGTTCGGAGGCAGTGCTGGCAATATCGTCAACGCAGCAAACACCGCTGAGTCTGTCGGAGTCTTATTCTACCAGCAGGGAATAGCGGCCTTTGATCTAAAGAAGATCCTGTCGGGCGGCCAACATGTCTCAGGAGCCATCGCAGCGATGAATGAGAACAACCCAGGATCAGTTGGGACTGGAAAGATGGTAATTGGAGGAGGAACACAGGGAGGTACTGCAGATTCCAGTGGAAATCCCGATGCCAAATTCATTCCAGACCTGATGGTCTCAGCTTCTATCGATGATATCTTAAATCACCTTTGCGCCACTAGATTTAGCTCTGGCTCACAGACAGCTTTCACATTTCAGAACATCACCAACATCAACTCTACACTGATCTTCTGTCGGGCAACAGCTGACGAGTTCAACTACTCTGGTAATCCTACATTCGTCGACTCTGACAATGACATAGAGGTAATCGAGGCCGGCCAGGAGGCAACACAGAAGTCATTTGCATTCTTCACCTCTGTTGGGATGTATGACGCTAACGATAATCTTCTGGCAATTGCTAAGGTGAGTAGGCCAATTGAGAAGAACAATGAGAAGGACCTGACGATTAGAGTTCGGCTTGACTTCTAAAAGGAGCGGCTGTGTCCTTAGTAAAAATCCCACCGCAATTTCTTGAGCTTTCAACGCTCTCTCTACACCCTGAGGTTAAGTTTGTCTCCTCATCTCGGGCGCCAAATGATGAGTCAGAACACACTGTAACTAGCCAGATGTCTGGCAGCGCTCGTGTTTCTGCTCGACCAAGCCCGTTCATCAAGGAGCAACATGACTTCCAGGCGAGTGATGAAACCAAACAAGCGTTTGATATGCTCAAGACCGACCACGGCGGGGCCATCAATTTAACCTTTCTGTCCCGAAAGGTGGTCAGTGCGTCACGTGGAGAAGCAGAGCTAAATGCTGCAATAAGATCAGGTATGGAGGGTTACCTGACATATGTCAACAGTGCGTCAATTCTTCCTCGTAATCAGAAGGAGCTACCGATAAAGCGATTTGACGCTGACGATATGTTTTACGAGATCCGAGGATTTACAGATAACGACAGCGCACGTGCTTATGATAGGACAGCTTATGCCACTGCCTCTTTCAAGAAGCAGTTCATTAAGAACTCTCTCATGCCTTTCTATAGATCGACCTATGACTCATGTGACTTCTCTTACACGAACTACCACTGCCTGAATTTCTTTACAGCGTCAAAAATTCCAGGTGATACAGCCTTGATCTATCTAAACTCAGCATCGGTCAATCCCAAAGGCCAAGGCGGATTTCCAGAAAGGGTCCTGTCTATTATGAGTCCCGAGCTACCTAGCAATCTGGGCACAGATGGAAACCCAGTGAAGAAGATAATTCCCAATGCTGGAAATTCTAATCTGCCCACCGGTCTTGCTACACCTGATAATTCTGCATTCGTACAGATGCCAGGAGATCCTCGTTATGCACTTAGGGGTCCGTTTACTTTTGACTTTTACATCAATCCCCGCTATCACAACGGCGCATCAGATAGGGATTTTAAGGCAGGAACAATTCTCCACCTTCCAAATCACTATGCAGTATCCCTGGTGTCAGGATCAGAGAGAGATGAGCACGGGCTGACAAAGGGATTTCGAATCATGCTGCAGCTTAGCCAGAGTGCTAAGTTTTTAGAGCCGTCGGCGATTGTCATTAGCAAGACGGCTCTAAGTGCTGCCAACGCCTTCACTCCAAACGAAGATATTGCAGACTCTAGGAATCCTGCAGGTCTTACCTTTCTCTCTGCTGATAACACTTTAAAGAGAAATCACTGGCACCACGTTTCAATCCGGTGGGGAACGAATCTAATCAATAATGGTGAGGGAAGCATAAGAATTGATGATGAAGAGTATGACTTTACAATTCCCTCTGCTTCTTGTATGCCTGAATTGGTCAATAGCAGCTCTCATGCGGGAGCATTATTTGTTGGAAACTATTACAGTGGGTCAGATGCCAGGAATACGAGTACAGACTCCCGTAGATTTTTTAATCCCACAGCTGCTACGAATGAGGGCTTATTCAACGCATTTCAGGGTGATTCAGGATCGTACAATCACCAGGGAGACCCAACTGGATTTTTGCTAGATCACCCACTCAATGCCGAGATCCACGACGTAAAGATCTTTGCAGAATATCTCAGTGACAGTCGAGTTCATAGCGCTTCCCTTTTAGGCCAGAGTTCCACAGGAAGCTTGCTCTTCTATTGCCCACCTTTCTTTGTGAAGGAGACACGGAAGAGAAATGTTTTGATCACACCATTTGTGTCGAGCTTGCAGGCAACAAACGATCCTTTCAATGTCTCTGCATCTTTTGGGATTGGCGGCCACGAGATAAATCTAGAAAACTTTACGCGAGATTTTTCTACAGGCCAGACACCTAGACTTTACAAGCTAACAGCTTCACAGGGACCAACACGTGATGACAGCACTGGTATGTTCAAACTAGGGATACCCCGATTGAAAGCTGACAACAGAGAGTTTAGTTTTAACGACTACATGTACAGTTCATCATCTATCGATGCGTCAGGGTTTCCTGCCGGCGCAGGAACATTTTCATCTACTGTTAATTCTGGGTCTATTCAAAAGAGAAATCTAACTGTGTTGCCATGTGATAATGGTCGATTTTTTCCAGATTACGAGCTTTTATTATCGGGAGTTGATACTAATGAGGATCGGCTAGAGAGCTTACAGCGCGGACCGCTATCAATGTTTAAAGCGTCTCAAGGCGGGCTAAATTTGAGTATAATCAGTCTTGATAATCTAATTGGGTCCGGAGGAAATCCGCCGCTGTTCTATCCAGGACAGTCCTCTAACATACTTCCTCTAAGCAGAGCAACTCCTGAAAATCCATCATTTAATTCTCCAGAGGGCCTTGGATTATCAATTGCGCAGAGAACAAGAGAGCTTAGCTCTAATGAAATAGTGATTTTTGACATATCAAATTTGTATTTTGGAAACAGAATTTTGCCTGAGACATTCCAGATTCAAGACACCAGCATTACTGGATCAAAGGGTGCTGTACAGATTACTCTACGGGATAATGGACGAGGAAGTTTGTATCGAGCTGATTCATTGACTCCGCATGCAAAAAAAGCCAGTGTCGGTAATATTTTTTATGACGAAGGCTTGGTCATCATCAAGTCTCCTAACATCCCATTTTTTGGAAAAGATCAGTTCAAGACTAGCTTTAAGGGAGAGCAAAGCACACATGTGTTAACAATAAATGTGCCTTGTGAGACAGGATTACATAATTCTTCTTCTAACCCACAATTTCAATCAGTCTCAGCCTCCTTTGATCCAAATGATACCGATCCAAGGTTCGTCTACATTGACGGTATTAACTTACATGATGACAATCTTAATGTTATAATAAAAGCAAAGCTAGCACAACCCATTAAGAAGAGAAATTCTGATGGGATTCTCTTTAAGATAAAACAGGATTTTTAATTGGTTCTAGGCCTGGATATTTCTACAAGCTGCACTGGATGGTGCGTATTGACTTCTAACGGTACTCTGGTCGAAATGGGATATGTTCCATTGATAAAGCATAGGGATATGTTCAGAAAGGCAGATTCCATCACAGATTCACTCCTGGATGTGCTTCTGCGGCATCAGGTGTCTGAAATCATTATAGAGGAAAATTTACAGGCATTTCGACCCGGACTTTCTTCTGCAAGAACACTCATGACACTAGCTAGATTTAATGGGATTGTATCATACATTTGTTATAGCACACTAAAAATCGAACCTAGTTTCATAAACGTCAATATGGCTCGTCGAGCTCTTGGAATTAAGCTTGTGAGAAAGCAGGACGGCGGTAATCCTACTAAACAGCAGATTTTAGATTGGGTGTCAACGCAATTAGAGGATAAAGACTATAAATGGCCCAGCAAGATCTTGAAGAGCGGTCCTAGAAAAGGGCAGGTTGTTCTCGAACAATTTTGCTTTGACATGGCAGATTCGTATGTCATCGCAAAGTCTCACATATATTTGAAAACATCATCAGATACCTGTTAAAATTCTATTGGGTGTTTGAATGAATAGTATCAGTAGTAAGATAAAGTTTATTACAAGTGTGTTTGGAAAGCCAACAGTTGCTAGAGATGGCATGAACGTTGCTGTCCAGTGTCCTTCATGTAGTTCTTCGTCTAAAAAGAAGTTTTCGATAAACTTGGAGACGTGGCAGTGTCACTGCTGGGTGTGTGACACCAAGGGAAAGACACTTGAGCCCATTTTGAAAAAATACTTTGGACAAGAGTCATGTAGCCAATTTTTGACAGAATTTCTTGGAAAATCTTCAACTAGGGATTTAGTCAGCTTTCCAGAGGAGGTTGAGTTAAAGCTACCTGATGGATTTTCTCTTTTAGTGGACAATCTTAAAACAAGAGATCCTGACATGAGATCTGCAATAAGATATCTTGGTGGAAGAGGTCTATCAGTTGATGATTTTTGGTATTTTAAATTTGGTGCAATTTCAAGGGGGAGACACTGCAGGCGTGTTATCATGCCTTCTTTTGATTGTGATGGTGAGCTTAACTTTTATGCATCTCGAGCAATTGATCCAGAAGCTAGGTTGAAGTACTTGAATGCGAGAACAGATAAGACAGTGATTGTTTTCAATGAAATCAATATCGACTGGTCAAGAGAACTCACAATTGTTGAAGGCCCGTTTGATCTGGTAAAAGCCAACTATAATGCGACCTGTTTGTTAGGTGCAGGGATAAGTGAAAGGTCACTGCTTTTCAAGAAAATTGTCTCAAATAAGACACCTGTACTGTTGGCACTAGATTCTGACATGCAAAGAAAGACCTATCATTATGCAAAAATGTTTAATGAGTATTGCTGTGATGTTAGAATATTAAGTTTAGAAAAATTCAAAGATGTTGGCGAGATGAGCCGAGATCAGTTCAGAGAATTAAGAAAAAGTGCTGTCTATTATGATAGACAAAGTGCAATAAAGAGCAAAATTAACTCGCTCCAAAGCGGTTCTCTTTTTTAGAATCCTTTTGCTTTTGTAGATACGTGCCATACAAAATTTAAAATAGCCATAGAATTATAAAGCATAATATGAGAATTATCCATTTAGCCGATATTCACTGGCGTGGGCTATCTCGTCATGAAGAGTACAGAGAGTCATTTTCATCTTTCTTTGTAAAAGCAAAGAAGCTACGACCTGATGTAATTTACGTGGGAGGCGATATTGTTCACTCTAAGACACAGGGAATATCGCCAGAGCTTATTGATAATCTTTCCTGGTGGTTTTCACAATTAGCAAAAATAGCACCAACACACATCATTTTGGGAAATCATGATGGACTACAGCATAATAAAGATAGACAGGATGCAATTTCTCCAATTATTAATGCACTAGATAACGATAGACTATTCTTGTATAAGAAGTCAGGTGTTTATCCGACTGGTATCGATGGCTATAACTGGTGTGTTCTATCATGCTTTGATGAAGAATCCTGGAAAGATGTTGAGCCTGTTCATGATAAGATAAACATTGCATTATTTCATGGTGGGGTCTGGGGTTCATCAACTGACATTGACTGGAAAATAGATGGAGAAGTAACTGTTGATATGTTTGAGAAATATGACTTCTCATTATTAGGTGATATACACCGCTGTCAGTTCTTAAATGATAAAAAGACAATTGCGTACTGTGGATCATCCATTCAGCAAAATTATGGTGAGGATCCAAAGAAAGGGTTTTTATTTTGGGATATTAGAAGTAGAGATGACTTCGATGTAGAATTTCATGAAATACCTCATAGCAAACCATTTATAACAATAGACTGGCAAGGGAGCATAAAGAATACTCTGATACAATCAGCCAGACATCCAAATGGTGCTCGCTTTCGAATAAAGTCTGATCAAATTATAACCCAGGCTACGACAAAGCAGATTCAAAATGAGCTAATAACCTTTAAAGACGCTGTAGAGGTAGTATTCAAGACAGAAACTTCATTTAATGCAGCAGAAATTCAGACAAAGTCAGGTGATCTCTTTACGAAAGAAAATCTTAGAGAGAATTCAACTCATAAAAAACTGATAAGAGATTATTACAGTAATTTAAAAAATAACAAACAAAGACTAGCTCGATTTGATGAGCTAATCGATCGATATCTTTCACAGATCACATCACAGGATGAGAGCTTAAGAAATGTTAGATGGCAGATTGACTCCTTTCGATTTGATAATACTTTTGCGTATGGAGAGGGAAATGTCATAAATTTTGATAATTTACCAGGAATAACTGGAATCTTTGGAAAGAATGCTAAAGGTAAGTCATCTATAATTGGTGCACTGGTCTATGGTCTATTTAATACAACTGATCGCGGTCCTATAAAGAATGTTCATATCATCAATAGTAGAAAGAACATGTGTGAGACTTCAATAAACTTTAGTATGAATGGTAAAAATTTCTGTCTTAATAGAAAGACAATTAAGAAGCAAACAAAGAAAGGTGATGTGTATGGAACAACATCTCTTTCGTTGCTAGGGCTTGATGAATCTGGAAATCCAGCTACAGATCTGTCAGGCGAACAACGACGTGATACCGAAAAAATTGTGAGAGACATAATAGGGACACCCGAGGACTTTTTAATGACATCCCTGGCATCTCAGGGACAAATGAATACATTTATTAGAGAAAGAGCAACAGCAAGAAAAATGATTCTTACAAACTTTCTCGATCTTAATGTATTTGAAAAGATATATGATCTCGCAAAAGATGAGTCTCAAGAGCTTAGAGCTAAATCAAGGGTGATGCCGCTTGTTGACTGGGATGCTGAGATTGATGATTGTCATATGATTATATCTGAGAATAAGCAGATGATGGAAGACATACAGGAAGATATTAAAAATAAGCGAAACAAGCTCGAGAAACTAAACGTTGAGATAGCTGTGTCAGGTATAGCTGAATCTGTTACACAGAAAGAGATCGATGCACAGAATGATATTGTTGAGAAAAATAGAAAAAATCTTGAAGCACTAATCATGAAGAAAGAATCTTGTGATAGATCGATTCATGAAGAGAGGGAAAAGATTTTATCGATCAAGAGAGTTAAGAATGATTTTCCAATCGATGTGCTTAAAGAGCAAATAAAATTCCAGAGAAACTTAGAGAAGTCTCTCATCACCCTAAAGCATGAGCATCAGAATCAAGAGACACTTCTCGAAAGTCAATTAGAGTCAATTAGAAAGCTAGAAGAGGTGCCATGTGGAGATGTGTATCCTACTTGCAAGTTTATTAAGAAATCTCATCTAGATAAGGAAAAAATAGAATATCAGAAAAAAACTGTTAAAGTGCTTTCAAAAAATCTTGCTGAGATGAGACAGTCTCTCGATGCTGTAATGGGCGAGAATCTTGAAAATAAGATTCAAAAATATGACAAGCTTGTTGAGAAGGAATCAGTACTGTCAGTTTCAATATCACAGCTTGAGATAAAGATCAACAATTTTTTAAATGAAATAAAAGATGCAAGGAGAGATACAACGGAGAGTGAAGAGCTTCTATGCGATATGCATGAGAGAATAATTGATGATGACACATCTTCTGATGTGAGATTAAGAAATAGTGTGCTATATCTTCGAAAAGATATCAAGGATCTGGAGAAAAATAAGCTAATCGTTGCAGATAAGGTAAGCAGGTCAAATGTTGAAATTAGTAGATTGAGAAAGGAAAGACAGGAATTTTCTCAAATAAAGAAAGATCTTAAAATTTATGATATGTTTATGCAGGCTATGTCAAAGAAGGGAATTCCATTACAAATTATGACGTCACAGTTACCTCTTATCAATGCTGAGATTGCGAAAATATTGCATGGAGTAACTGGATTTACAGTTGAGCTAGAAGCAGACATTGAATCAAATGCAATGGATATTTACATTAATTACGGTGACTCTAGAAGAATAGTCGAACTTGCGTCTGGGATGGAGAAAATGATGGCCTCACTTGCAATTCGTGTTGCTCTTATAAATGTTTCATCATTACCAAAGACCAATATGCTGATTATCGATGAGGGATTTGGTGCACTTGATGAGACCAACATAGAGGCATGTAGTAGATTGCTACAGTCCTTAAAGAAATGGTTTAGAAATATTATTGTGATTTCTCATGTAGATGCAATCAAGGATGCTGTTGATAATTCACTTGATATTATTAAAAAAGAAAAGAATGCGAGAGTTATCCATGTCTAGACAATCTGACTATACAATATTTGATAAGATCATTGTGGAGAATAACGCAGACGATGAGAATAGACTGCCCTTGTTTTGTCCTATTTGTGATCTAGTTATGAACAGACCTGGTGATATAACTTCATTTGAAAATTTTTCATGCTGTTCTGAATGTTCAATGATCTGGGCAGAATCCAGGCGAGAAGAATGGAGCAACGGGTGGAGACCATCGAAAGAAGATATTGAAAAAGAGGTACAAATTAGAAAATGTGCATCTCTAAGTATTCAATTTTGAGTATGATAGATATTTATAACGGGTGATAACATGCTTAACTTTGAAGAAAATAACGTACTAGGTCAGATTTTAGACAGTACCTTTGGGCGCAGCTCAACTACAGTATCTCCAACAATGTCAATAAAGTGCTCATTGCAGGGAGAAATCCTCACTGTCAGGTATACTACAATTATGAATCTGGCTTCAGAGAGAAATATGAGAGATCAGGTCAAAAGATTTGCTGAAGAGTCTGTAAAGCTCACTAACGATTTTATGAAAAATGTACGCAAAGAATTTAAGAATTGTGCAGATCGTGTGCTCAAGGTGAAACAATTAAGCACAAGTGATAGTGTTGAGATGATTACGACGTCGCCGTATACACCAAGGAAGATGGCCTGTTACAGGCGCTCGACCAATTACACCATTGAATAATGACAAAGATCAATAAGGCCAATCAGATAAGAGAGATAGTTAAGTGTGGAAAGGATCCAACTTACTTTTTTAACAGCTATCTAAAAATCCAACATCCTGTTCGCGGGCTGATAAAATTTGACACGTATGATTTCCAGGATGACTGTGTTGAAAAGTTTCTAGAGAATAGATTCAATATTATCTTGAAGTCAAGACAGCTTGGAATGTCAACTCTTGTTGCAGCCTACTCTGTGTGGTTGTCGCTGTTTCAAAAGGATAAAAATATACTGATCATTGCAACTAAGCTGAGTGTTGCACAGAACTTTATTAGCAAGGTAAAAACAATGGTAAGGTCCTTGCCTGGGTGGCTGGTTCTTGCAGAAATCACAACTAATAATAAGCAGTTATTAGAATTTAGTCACGGATCTTCAATTAAGGCGATCCCAACATCAGATGATGCAGGACGTTCTGAAGCTCTATCATTGCTGATTATTGATGAGGCAGCATTTGTTAGAAACTTTGATGATCTGTGGACCGGGCTGTATCCAACAATTAGTACCGGTGGTCGAGTTATTATTCTCTCAACTCCAAATGGTGTAGGGGGTCAATATTATAAGCTATATACAGATGCTGAAGCACGACTCAACGAGTTCTCAGCTATAAAACTTCCATGGGATGTGCATCCTGAGAGAGGTCAGCAATGGTTTGACAAGACTACGAAAAATTTGTCAAATCGTCAGATTTCACAAGAGTACCTCTGTGACTTCGCCTCATCAGGTGATACATTCTTGTCGGACTCTGATATTGAATGGATAAGATTAGAGTGTAGGCCTCCGAAGGAGAGAGCAGGTCCAGACATGAATGTGTGGATTTGGAAGTATCCTCTAACAGAGCACAATTACATCATTTCAGCTGATATCTCTCGAGGTGACTCAAGGGACTACTCTGCATTTCATGTAATAGACGTTACAGAGAATGAGTGTGTTGCAGAATATAAGGGCAAGATTCCACCTGATCGATTTGCTGAACTTTTACACGATTTTGGGAGCAGATATAATAATGCATTGCTGTGTCCTGAGAATAATAGTTACGGATATGCAACAATTCTGAAACTGAAAGAAATGCAGTATCCCAATCTCTACCACAAACAGCGCAAGGGCATCTACATAGGCAACTATGTGCCACAAAATGACAGTGATATCGCCGGATTTACTACTAGTGGAAAAAGCAGAAATTTGATTTTGTCAAAGTTGGAAGAGGTGATAAGAAACAAACAGTTCAAAGTTTACTCCTCTAGATTTTATGATGAACTAAAGACGTTTGTTTGGGCTAGAAACAAAGCACAGGCAATGAAAGGGTATAATGACGATCTTGTAATGAGTATGGCAATTGGAACGTGGCTCTACGATACCTCATCTGATCACGGTCGATCGTCATCAGAGCTTAATAATGCCATGTTAAAAGCAATGAAGATGACTCGAAACACCTACGATGACATGCCCGGTGCAATTACAGAGGGAAGACCACACTCCTCAGCAACAAGAGATCCCAAAGTACAGTCGGATGATTTCAAGAAAAGCAAGCTGTCAGGTGAATGGAATAAGAAGCAGTACATTTTAGATGAGTTTGATTGGGTCTATAAGTGAGTTTAGAAAATGGCTGATAAATCAGAAGGACTATTTAGGCGATTAACACTGCTGTTTCGCAGCGGCCCTGTTATAAAGCGTAGAGTTCGTGATTTTGACCAGGGTGATATAACATCTTCAGCTTTTGAGATGTTTCGAAAGAATCAGAGTCATGTCTATAGTACAGCCATGTCAGCGTATGGAACGTACGACCGGATGGCAAGATACAGTGACTTTAGTGAGATGGAGTACACACCTGAAATCAGCTCAGCACTTGACATATACTCTGAAGAGTCAGTTGCAGCAGATGAAAAAGGCAATGTTTTGCACATACGATCTGAAAATCCGACGATTAAAAAGATCTTGAATGAGCTATTCTATGACACAATTAATGTTGAATTTAATCTGTCGGCCTGGGTTAGGACGCTCTGCAAGTACGGTGACTTTTTTCTTTTTAATGATGTGGATCCAGAGCACGGTGTGATAAACGCATACCCAATGCCTGTGAATGAGGTAGAGCGGGAGGAAGGATATGATCCAAAAGATCCTATGGCAGTTAGGTATAGGTGGATAACTCAAGGAAACCAGGTGCTTGAGAACTGGCAGGTCACTCACATGCGTGTTCTCGCAAATGATGCATTTCTTCCATACGGTACATCTGTACTCGAGTCAGCTCGACGTATTTGGCGACAGCTAATACTTGTTGAGGATGCAATGCTTGTCTACCGCGTCGTTCGGTCTCCTGAGCGTCGTGTATTCTATGTTGATGTTGGGAACGTTCCCCCTGAGGATATTCCCAGTTACATGGAGCAGGTTCAGTCAACCCTTAAAAAGGCGTCAGTTGTTAATAAGGACACGGGTCGAGTAGATCTTAGATATAACCCATTATCAGTTGATGAGGATTATTACCTGCCTGTTAGAGGCAGCGAATCAGGCACGAAGATCGATACACTTGCAGGGGGACAGAATGCAACAGCCATCGAAGATGTAGAGTACATTCAGAAAAAACTTTTTGCTGCTCTCAAAATACCAAAGGCATATCTAGGATATGATGAAGGTCTCGGTGCAAAGGCGACTTTATCTCAAGAGGATATTAGATTTTCACGGACAATTGCGAGAATCCAGCGAACCATTGTTGCAGAGCTTAATAAGCTAGCGATTATTCACTTATACTGTAATGGATTTGAGGGAGAGGATCTTCTTGACTTTACATTGCAGCTATCAAATCCCTCAACAATCGCACAGCAGCAAAAGCTAGAGCTGTATCGATCTCGATTTGAAATTGCAGGAACAGCAGCACAGGTTGAAGGTCTTGTAGACAAGACATGGATTAGAAAGAATCTTTTTAGTATGACTGATGATGAGATCAATGCAATACTTGCTGGTCGAATAATTGATAAGCAGCGTGATTTAGAGGTTGAATCTGTCCAGCTTTCAGCGGAGGAAGAAGCGGGCTTTGCCGCCGCCCTAGGAGCTGAAGAACCGGAAGCTACATCAGAAGAGACACCAGAGGAAATTCCAACAGAGCTAGCGGGAGATGATAGAAATAGTCTCGGATTAGCTATAATAGCAGGTAATACAGTTAGAGAATCAGACTATGATGATGATGGCATTGATATTAGCTATCTGTCTATTGAGGATGAGAGATCACCAATCAAAGCACAGAATCGAGTTAATACAGTATCAGGTGTTCTAAGCGAGGATATTAGTATGCAAGAGGATGACGCTGATATAGACGCTGATATAGACGCTGATGTAGACGTAGACGTAGACGTAGACATAGATGTAGATGTAGATTTTAATCCAGAAGATGAACAGGAGAAAAGAAAGAGACGTCGCAATTCAAGTAATAAGGACACAGATCATTTCCGTCTCGTGTCACATGACCCAAAAGATGCATCAGATTCAATTGCTCATCCGTATGCTAGAAAGCTGACCAAGTACGATAGAAAGAGTGATATGAAATCTGATATAAATCCGCTCTCAAGAGCACACAAAATGCCAAAGTTGAGTGAGATTCAGGGAAGTAACCTTTTAGATATTCTTGATGATCGTATTGAAACACAGTCAAGAATGACATCACAGATACGTTCGACGTTAAAATCTCTTGAGTCACAAATAGGTATTAACAGTAAAATAATCTCTGAGACAAAGAATTCATCAGGGGAGGATTAAGTCACTCATGACCAGAGGACACAATAAAAAAAGAAATGTTGGTATTGTTTATGAGCTGCTGCTTAGACATATCTCAGATGCTCTGATTCGTGACGATAAACAATCAGCAGAAAAAGCGCTCAGAATCATAGAGACAAGATTTCATAAGTCAACTGAGCTCTATAAGGAATTTAGGCTGTTTAATGCGCTTGCACAGACAACTGTGTCTGATACACCGGTTGCTGCTAGTATTTTAACTGAGGCAAAGCATGCAGCTAGAAGATGTAATACAGCTCTTTTAGATAGAGAGAAGTCACTTCTTATACATGATATAAATCATAATCTTGAAGACACAAATTTTTATTATCGCCGTATCGAAGAATATAAGACATATGCAACAATTCAAACTCTGCTTAATGGGTGGAGAGAGCTTGATAGATCAGATCTATCGAAGATTGTTGAATTCGAAGGAAAGATAGTTGAGTGGTTGCTAGCAGAGAAAGAGATAAAGAAATTAGAGCAGGATGCTAATCCGGATGTTGATGCTTTAGTTGTTAAAATTCTTTCTGAGAAATTTAATGAGAAATATGGAAGCTGCTTGAATGAAACACAGCGTGATCTTATAAAGACTTACGTCTTCTCTATTACAAGTGACAGTGGAGAATCTATTAAGCAGTCATTAATTTCTTTGCGTGAGACTACACTTTCTGATCTTAGCAGACTGCAGAAGAATACAGATAACCAGACGTTGATGGAAAAGATGTGTGATGTTAGAGAGAGAATAGTTGCAGAGTCTATTGATGATATAACAGATGCAACAATTTCACGATTTTTAGTTATCTCACAGTTAAAGGCTGAGATAGCGGAGGCCCTAAATGAGTAATTCTGATATGCAACTCTTAACAGAGTGGACACCACTTTCGTACACACCTGAAATGATACAGGAGTCCAAGAGTCTGAACAGCGGAAAGATAATGTTGCGAGGTGTGCTCCAGAAGTCAGATACACTAAATCAAAATGGTAGAATCTATCCGAGATCAATTCTTGAGAGAGAGGTTCTCAATTATCAGAAATTTATCAAAGAGAATAGAGCATTAGGTGAGTGTGATCATCCTGATACATCTGTTGTTGAGCTGAAGAATGCTTCTCATATTATTAGACGCGCAAGAATGGAGGGTGATGCTGTAGTTGGAACTATTGAGCTACTAAACACCCCCAGTGGAAAAATCTTACAGAGTCTTGTTGAGTCAGGTGTGACATTGGGAATCTCCTCTAGAGGTGTTGGATCAACTCGACGCCAGGGAGATAATCAGGTAGTGCAGGAGGACTTTCAGCTGATATGCTTCGATATGGTCAGTGAACCCTCGACACCGGGTGCCTTTATGTTGCGAGAAGGTAAGGTTGTGAATAAGAAGGAGCTTGATAAGGTTTTTACTAGAAGTGATCGGATTGATAGGATCTTTAATGAAATTTTGTCCTGGTAGAAATTATGTCAAAAATCTCAAGAAGTGTACTCAAGGGAATCGTTAAAGAATGCTTAGTTGAAATCCTCCAAGAGGGGATTAATACAGAAGAAAATCAGAGCGTTTCTTTAACTGAGAGAAAGAAATCTTCTCATATGGCTGTAACAGGTAGAGGATCTGCAATCGATAAAGCTGAGCGGAATCAGAAGCCAAAAAACACAAAACGTCAAAGGCTAGAGGAGTCGAAGCGTGCACAAGATGCTGCTAATTCTATAACAGCGGATCCTGTTCTAGCTTCAATTCTGACAGACACAGCACTAACAACAATGCAAGAACAGTCATCTGTTGAAAGAGTGGGACCAGGCGGAGTGTCTGTAGCATCAGCTGCTTCAGGTGATCTGGCTGCTCGTCAAGCCGCAAGTAATGATCCAGCAGATCTTTTTTCAGATTCTTCTTCTAACTGGGCAGCTTTAGCATTTACAGAATCATCTCGTAAGGGCTAAGCTTTTGACGTCACTTTAAGACTAACTGAATATGTATAAGTGCGCATAATAGAGGAGCTTTCCGCAATGTCTAATATAACTAAATTAACACCAGAACTTCTAAAGAAACTCGTCCTTGAGGAAAGGGAGAAGCTTCAAGGGTCAGGTCTTCCTGGAACTGAGAGTGCAAAAGAGGTTGATGCCTCAGGCCAAGGAGATACACTTGTTCATAAAATTGATCATGCAAAAAAGTTAGGAATTCATGAGTCAAATCTCAGAAAGCAACTCCAAAGAGTTGTCAAAATTCGTGAAGCTCTGAAGAATAATATTTTAAAGGATCTCTAGGCGATGTCAGAAGTCAAACAAACTACAGTCAATCCTGCAGCTCCTTCTGATAAACCTTTGGGTTCTAGAAATGAGAGGAATCTGCAGAAGTCATTTTCTGCATCTCCAATCTATAACGAAGACCTGAGCGATGATGAGAGACGTTCGACCTATCAAGAACTTGCTATGGACGGTAACGTTCAAAGTGGACTTGGATTAAATTCATTTAATCGAGACTTTGTTGGAACTGAAAGGGATCCTGTCCCTGATCTTAATGATGTGACCACAGGCGGTGGTGGCTTACCAGCATCTCCCTTTATGCCAAACCCTACATCTCCAGGTCCAGGCAGTGTATTTCCCAATGATCAGGCACCCTTTGAGGGAGAGCTACCAGAAGCTGGTGTCGAGTTTGGGAGTGGGTTAGGCGGCCAAACTACACCCATCGAAACGTCACAGCAGATAGCATCACAAAAAATTGGTGACTATATCTCTGGACGATCCTTCAGGGGTTCTGACGGTAGAAGCTGAGGGTGAGTGATGTCTCACTATTATAGTCCTGGAAATTATGATGCCAATCAGGGCGGCGGCTACGGTACACTTAAGGGTAAACTACCAAGTACTGGCACTGGTCTGGGTTCAGATAGGGCACTAACTGGTGCTCATGGAATATATACTGAGCCATCAAAATATCAGTTCGATGACGACGAACAGGAAGAATTTTTTGATATGATGTTTGGAGATCTGGATGATCTAGATGCCTTTGTTACAAAAATAAACCAGATTCATCGAAGATCAGACCCCAGCCGTCGTGCAGATAGAGCATCGTTTGCAACAAATCAGCGACTAGATCTAGCACCAATGGGAGAAAAGCGATTGCATCGTGTCTCTGACACATCATCTCCATTCTCAAATAGAGTTTTGTATCCAAATGGATTTGATGGTCCCCCGCTCGGAACCGGAAATGCAAATCAGGCATTCAGAACTACTGGTCCCTATAGGCGGACAGGCACACAGTATGGAACATCTCGAGCTCCCCTATCATTAGGCCACCCAGAGGATAACATACCAGCACTTACGCTGCATGACATTTTAGGTAATGATGAGAGAGCAATTTTAAAACAGAGAGTTAAAATTATGAGATTGCTTGCTGATCTTGATTTTGATGAAGCATCTAATGATGAACCTTATGCAATTTCGCCAGGCGCTGAATAATTAATCATGCGAGGATAACCATGTCAAAGTCACTTTATGACGAGGCTATCGCTGAAGCAAAGACGCTGAGGCAAGTAGCTGAACAAAATGCTAAAAATGCAATCATCGAGGCCGTGACGCCGAGAATCAGAGATTTCATTGAAGAGCAGCTGATTGGAGAAGGGGATAAAAATAAGAAAGATGATGATGACAATGTTCTAAGAGGAGCATTGATCGGTGACGACTTTGATGAGGATGTGCCCCCCGCCGCTGGAGAAGATGTTGCTCTAGATGAGAGTGCATTAAGATCTCTAGTTGAGTTAATTGGTGGAGAAGAGCTAAAAATTGCTTTGTCATCGTCTTCTGCAGAGCAGACTCTAAATAAAACTCTAAGTGAGTCATTTTCCAGTTTGAGTGATGAAGACAGACAAAAGCTATTGCAAATAGCTAGTAAATTTAATGATGGGGCTGATTTTTTTGACCCTAGTGTAATAAATATTGAGGACAACCTACACATGGAGAACACGGGAATGTCAAAAACAGATGAAATTCTTTATGAGATAGATCTTGATGAGCTGACAGAGACCATGGGTCTTGAGGAAACTCATCAAGAAACAAACGAAGGTGAACACCTAACAGAAGATGAGTATATGGAAGAAGAAGCCAGCATGGATAAGCAATCATTTGAAGAGATAATGGGTCTCTACGAGGCAAAGCTTGAAATTGATTTAGGCGACGTTGAACTTCCTGAAGATCTCATGCCCACTGTCTCCGTGGTGGAAGAGGAAGAGGAAGAGGAAGGTGAAGTCGAAGCCGAGGTAGAGGAAGAAGAGGAAGAAGAGCCGGAAGGCCTACCGCATGAAGAGATGGAAGAGCTCCCCGGACTAGAAGAAGTATATGAGATCGATGAGAAGATGCTAGCAGCTGAGTTAGCTCGCCTGAAATCTCAACTCTCTGAAGGTGATGCATCAGCGATGGCATCACACTTTGGCGGCGGCGACGCTAAAAACGACCCGCTAGACCAAAAACTTAACGTTTTATCGGAGCTCCGTACTGAGCTCAAGAAAAAGGGCCGTCATAATCGAGCTCTTACAAAAAAGCTCAATGAATACAGAAGTGCTGTTGAAACACTTCGTGAGCAGTTGACAGACTTGAACTTGTTTAATGCTAAACTACTTTATGTGAATAAGCTATTGCAGAATCCCAGGGTCTCTACAGATCAGCGTCGCTCGATCATTGAGTCACTTGATAGTGCAAGGAGCTTAAGAGAAGTGAAGCTATTATACAAGAGCCTGACAGAGTCACTCTCGAAGGTCAAGTCGGAAAATCTCTCGGAGTCAACGGCTAGACGGACTCTTGGTTCATCCTCACGTGCCACAAGGAGGGCTTCTGCCCAGACATCCGAGGCATCTGAGGTGAGTCGCTGGGCACAGCTAGCCGGATTAAAGTAAAGTAAAGTACTTCAACAGCATAACTTAAAAAAGGAAACAATTATGTCTAAGAAATTCACACTCGAGCAGTTGACTGAAGGTATCCGTGCGAGACACGTCGGATCTGAAGGTACACGGCTTGTCGAGAAGTGGTCCCGAACAGGACTGCTTCGTGGGCTTCGCGATCACCATCGCGAAGTCATGTCACGTCTTCTGGAAAACCAGGCTGCACAGCTGCTTCGTGAGTCTAACTCACTGTCGACAGGTGGCGGAGCGCTGTCTTCTTCAGGTGACCTTCGCGGTTTTACCAACATTGCATTCCCGATCGTTCGTCGGGTATTCGGTGGTCTCGTATCAAACGAGCTGGTTTCAATTCAGCCGATGAGCCTTCCCTCCGGACTGCTCTTCTACCTGGATTACACGTACGGAACACGCGTTGGTGGTGATACTAACCTTCAAACGGGTGCTGCAGACACAGCTGCTGATGCACAAACCTACGCGTTGGGTCAGTCGATTTATAACAACCCAGCAGGCAAGGGTGTCAGAAGCGGTTCTCTAGCAACAGGTGGTCAGTATGACCTCGCTGGAACTACTTTCACACGTGTTCACAGTTCTTCTATTATCTGTACGACAAATATTCTAGCATCAGGTGCCTTCCAGGGCGAATCCACACTGCAGGACGGTCGAAAATGTGCTGCTACAGGTACAGATGGACGTCTTCTACAGTTCGATCCACAGGTTCTGAAGCTTATTGAGGATGATGTTTCAAACAACGGGAACACAACAGGAGAATTCCAACTCTTGATTCTTGATCTCGCGTCATCAAACTTTGATAACTTCGACACATCACTTGCTAAGGATGTGTCACTGTTCTCAGATGCTGATTACGGTGCTGATCAAGGCGCCGGTGGTATGGGTCTTGCTGCTGTTCCTGAGGACATGCAGGGCGGTAGGAACATTGTTAACGTTCGTCGTCTGAACCAGATCGGTACATTCGCTGGCGGTGTGTTCACCTCTAACCCTCTGGTACAGAGAACTGCTGCTAATGCTGCACTTCTGGTTGTCGTCACAGGATCACACAAGGCTCACCCAGCAACTGTGGCAAACCTGACAGCTTCGTACGCACTTGCAGATGGTCTGAATGTGGATTCAGGTGATGGTTCTACACTGACGATTCCTTCCTTTGAGTCGGACTTCGGTAGTTCACCGTCCCCCAGAATCCCTGAGATCGACATCAAGATCGAGTCGATTGCTGTTACAGCGCAGACTCGTAAGTTACGTGCACGCTGGTCACCAGAACTCGCTCAGGACCTCAACGCATACCACTCACTGGATGCTGAGGTTGAGCTCACACAGATTCTCTCTGAGCAGATTGCTCTTGAGATCGACCGTGAGATCCTGAACGATCTCCTGACGCAGGCTGACACCAACTTCTACTGGTCACGTTCACCAGGTAAGTTTGTCAACAAGCGGAGCGGAGCTGAGGCAACCAAGTCAAGTTCACTCGCCGGAGGACCTTCCTTCACAGGTACAGTCCGTGAGTGGTACGAGACACTTGTTGAGACAATCATCGACGTCGCAAATGAGATCCACAGAAAGACACTCCGTGGCTCAGCGAACTTCGTGGTTTGCTCACCAGAGGTCGCAACCGTCTTCGAGGCTTCGGTGCTTTACAAGCCGCAGTACAGCCTTGATGGAGACGGCCAGGTCAGTCAGCCATTCTCGCTGGGTGCAGCACCGGTTGGTACTCTGAGCAACCGTTTCACGGTCTACAAGGACCCATACTTCCCACGCAACAAGGTTCTTGTTGGATATAAGGGTGGTAGTTACCTTGAAACCGGATACGTTTACGCTCCGTACGTGCCACTAATCGTTACACCGACGATCTTCGCGCCAGAGGATTTCACACCACGTAAGGGCGTGATGACTCGCTACGGCAAGAAGATGGTTCGTAACGACTTCTACGGTACAATTACCTGCCTGGACATGGATGTAATCTAAGAAATTAGATTCTTCGAAACTAAAGGGCGGTCCTTGTGGCCGCCCTTTTTGCTTTTACGGGAGAATGATAGAGTGCCACGATTATGCTATGATTGTCTCACACTCAAAAAGTTTCATATTTTTCAAGCCTATGAAGGTCGCTGGATCAAGCATAGAGGCGTACTTGTTAAATTTTTGTGGAGAGGATGATATTCTAACGGGATCTGATATAGAAGGGGAGAGAGAAAATTTTGGCTATGTGGATCGAAACAACACAGACAGCAGAGGTTCACCAATATTTCACATGCACACTCCACCTTGCATGCTATACACATTGACAGATATAGATAAAGAAAGCTTTTTTAAACTTAGTGTTGTTCGGAATCCCTGGGATACCGTCGTATCCTACTTCTGGTGGTGCTTTTACTCGCCAACGAGTAGTCTGATGTCAAGCTGTAATGATCCATCATCAGAATCTGCTCAACAGTTTGCTGAAATATCACCTCAGGCTGATGATAATACTGATGTGCTGCGTGAGAAATTTACGATTTTTGTCGATTCAATAGGGCACTTTAATGCAGGCCCAAGGGGTGATGAGGGTTTTCACAGGGTTCTTGACTGGTTAAGTAGAACAAATCTGGAATTCACTACAGGCATGGACAAAGTTCTAAGATATGAAAGGTTGCAAAATGACTTTGATGAAGCATGTGATCTTATAAAAATTGAACATGGTATCTTACCAAGACTAAAGTTTAAACAACGTAAGTCACCCGTTCACTATTCAGAATATTACGACGACTACAGCATACTCCAAGTAAAGATAGCATTTCGTGATATTATAGCCAAATTTGGATATGATTTTTAAAAATAAAGAAGAGTTTAGCGAATAAGTATGTACAGGCCTGATTCTTATAATCAACCGACCCCGCCGGTGAATCAGAATCATGCGGACAAAGGAGAACGATTATGCCAAAAATTAAGGTAACCGATAATAAGGGGCTTGTTCAGGAGACGGGAACAGGCGTAGATATCGAGAGTAAGTTCAAGAAGTCAGTCAGCTATGATGTCACTGATTTAACAGTTAACACAACACTAACACGTGGTGGTGTTTACACAATGAACTCAGAATCAACCATCACAGGTACATTGCCATTGGCGTCATCAGTGCCAGGCTCTCTCTGGGTTTTCCGTGTAAAGTCTCATGATCAGCAGCACTCCCTGACAGGTTCAAACGCCGGCATCGGAATTGTCGCCACATCAGGTGAAAAGCTATTTTGCATGAATCCAACAGGGGTCTCAGGCACAATGGGTCATGGAGCCACAGACGCAGTGGCCAATCCCAAGACGTCAGGTGGTGAGCTTAAGCTGTCCGCTTCTGCAGGCTGCGCGGTTACCTTGATGTGTGATGGATTCCAATATCACGCACTGTCTGCTAGTGGAACTCTGACATTCGTTGATACAGCAGCTAACTAGTGATTTTAATATCTCTCATATGAGGGATACAATCAAAAAGCTGCTCAAAGGAGAAAACAATGGCAGAAAAACTAAAGTCAACAAAATTTTCGTCTACAAAATCGAAAATATCTTCGGATAAGTCAACACGTGCTACAAAAGCTCTTCCAAAGGTCGAAGCAAAGGTCGCAGCAAAACCCACAGCAAAGGCAGCCCCGAAGGCTGTTGCTGCATCACGGGCAAAAAGACCTGAGTTAAACTCAAACGGAAGCACAATTTACTATGAGGGAGATGTCTGTGATTATCTATGTGATAAGACAGGTGTTACAAAGAGTAAGGTAACTGTGACACAGGACTGGGGCGGAAACGATCACAGCTGGGTTGAGGTTACTTTTCCAGGGCCGTCTCCTCATGGTGGTCAGCGTGTTGTAGAGAGATTCAGACTAAGAAGAGTTTGATAATCACGTTCAGATGTACTTTTTGTTACACATGAGTAGATAATCATACGTTGTGTTAGAGAGGTAACAGAAGTCACGAGAGAGCCCGGATCCTATATCTGAGGCGCTTCTCTACTAAGTGAATGTAAATAGAATCGTTGTGTCCTGTCTTGATACTTATGTTTAGGATTACACCTAACAGGAGATAACGTGGCAATATTCTCACAGACATCGAATCCAACACCCTACGGATTTTTTGATGATGAGTCAAACTTTCAGACTGAGGCTGACAATCTAGTCACCTTTGTTAAAAGAAAGCTAGGTGACGATGTTCTGAGTGTCGAGCTGACAAAGAAGCAGATATTTGGTAATCTTGAGGAGTCTGCTTTAGAGTATGGGTCAATCTTAAACCAGTATCAGGCCAAGTCACAGCTTGTTCAGTTTTTAGGTATGCCAACTGGAAGCAACATGTCAGGGTCAGAGGGCAAGTATCCAAGAGAGAATCTTGATTATCTGACACGATTCGCCGAGCCTTACTCCTTTGAAGCGGGTGTTGGAGGTTCGTACAACATGATGTCTGGATCAATCGATCTAGTGAAAGGCCGTCAGGACTATGACATTTACGACGAGCTAAAGGATTCCCATGGTAATCTTATATTCTCATCAAGCATGAATTCTGCACCCAGAACAAAGGTTCAGATCAATGAAGTGTTTCACTTCTCTCCGCAGTCTGCGTATAGATTCTTTGATACTACATCAGCAATCAACTATCTTAACAATGAGTTTTCCTTTGAATCCTTCACACCTGAGACTATCTTTTATGTGCTGCCTGTGTTTGAGGACATTCTTCGAGCAGGTCAGCTAGATCTATCAAATAGAGTTAGACGCTCAAACTATTCTTATGAGGTGATAGGAACAAAGATCAGAATATTTCCGCAGCCAACAAAGGATGATCCCAAGAAGCTATTCATTCGAGTGAGATTCTTTTCAGATCCCCTAAATCCTGCATACAAGGATGAGACAATTGAGGGTGTTTCGAATTTGAGTGATCTACCCTTTGGAAATCTGCAGTATAACCTAATCAATAGTATTGGTAGACAGTGGATACGACAGTATGCTCTTGCGCTAAGCAGGGAGCAGCTCGGATTGATTAGATCAAAATTTACTACGATACCAATACCGAATGCAAATCTATCCCTGAATGGAACTGATCTGGTAGCACAGGGTCGAGAGGATAAGAAAGATCTAGTATCACAGCTCAGGGAAATGCTTGACACGATGACATATGATAAGTTGATGGAAGTCGCTGCTGCTCGTGCAGAGTCAATACAGAAGCAGCTTAAGTACGTACCAATGCCAAATGGCTTAGCCATATTCATGGGATAAAAGATGTCAAGACTTTTTATTGGACAACGAGAAATAGACTTTATTAACGATATCTCTAAGGAGATCGTGAAGGATGTGGTTGGGCAAAAGATATATTACTTTCCAATCTCTAAGATGAAGTCCAGGGTGCATGATGTCTATGAGGAGTCAGCGAATAAGGTGTTTGATAATCCAATTGAGATAGAAGCACTTGTAGAGTATAAGCCCCAGGAAATTCGCACCAATGCGTTTGGTAGTGAAGAATACTATACAATTGAGGCATATATTCAGAAGAAGGATCTGAATGACAAAGGGATCCAGATACTCGAGGGTGACTTCTTTAGCTATGGTGAGGTATTCTTTGAGGTGACCCAGGTTCCGGATTCTAACACAATATATGGTGAGATTGAGTTTACCTCATTCATAACAATTACAGGTAAGCAGGCCAGAAAGGGTCAGTTCAAGTCTCATGTGTTTGGTCCAACCGATGAGATGAACTCCGACGGTGATGCTGTTCAGAAGACCTTTGTTCAGCAGAGGGGCTTCTCTGCAAATCGGCTTGGAGCTACAGCAGACAGGAGAGATTTACAGGATAAGGGTGTTCTCACAGAACCCATCTCAGGTCCAGCAGAGGTATCAAAGAAGGGGGATTCAACAGGAGCGGGATCTTCATTTTATGATGAGAGCTAACAATGTCAGATGAAACTATTGTAAAGAGAGGGTTGCAGGACCCATATGCAGGCACAAGTGTTCCTGAGGACTTTTCAATTCCTCCTGTTGGTGTTGAGGATACAGATCGATCTGTATTCCATCTTTTTGATAGAAAACTATCCTTTGTAGTTGAAGTGGATAAGCAGTCCACAAAGGTTCCTGTCGTGTTCTCAACAGGAGAGAGATTTGCACTAACTCGTCGGCGCCAGCCGATTCGAGACAATAATAATGCATTGATCCTGCCGATCATATCGATTAGAAGGGTGCGTATAGTTCATGATGCAGCACAGGCAGGATATAAAACTCCGATCGCGTATAGAGACCAAGAGAGCTATATTATCAAGAGAAGACTTGGCAAGACAGACAGAGACTATCAGAACATAATCAATAAGATGGGATTGAAAAATCAGAAGAATGTATCGTCAAAGAACAACTTTGAGAATCAGTCATCGAGACCCTTTAGCGGTAGTACCGAATCCGTCGCTTCAAGACGTAGCAAAGTTGGTGCAAACAGTGAGATGTTCTCGACAGGAGATCTTCTAGGAAGTAATTTAAAAGACAATATCTTTGAGGTAATAACAGTTCCCTATCCAACATTTGTCACACTTGAGTATGAGGTGACATTCTGGACACAGTACATGGTTCAAATGAATCAGCTGATAGAGACGATGATGGCAAATTTCAGCGGTCAGGGTCATGATTTCTTATTAGAGACAGACACGGGCTACCAATTTGTCGCATACCTGCAGTCACCATTAACAGCAGCTGATAACTTTACTGATTTCTCATCGGAGGAACGCATAGTTAGATACACTTTCTCAATGGTCGTGCCATCATACATTCTAGCACCTAGACAACCAGGGCTACCCATACCGTTTCGCAGATCATTTTCAGCACCACAGATTGACTTTGGAATTTTCGAGTCACACGCACCTGTTGTTAAGACAGATCAACGTCCAAATTCTGATGGAGACATAAATAAGTTTATTTTAACAGACGTCGAAATTAAGAATAAGTCGGGAGATAAACCCTTACGTCGAGGGTCTTCAGATGTCATGATTATTGAGACGACAATTGATCCAATCACAAAGAAGAAAACAGAGAAAAGAGTCCCCATTCTTACACGCAACCAGAGGAAGGGAGAAACTGTTGCAAGTGCGCGAGTTGTGAAGGAAATTATGCGTGAATTTGAGTGAGGTCAATTGGGTATTTGTCTCATATTTATAGTCAGTAGTGAACTGCGTACGGGAGAATATTAATGGCTGAACAAATCTTTAGATCACCAGGGTTTTTCGAACGTGAAGTCGATCTTTCGCAGCGAGAATCGGAAATTATTGGTGTACCAGCTGGTGTTGCGGGAACTGCAAAGACAGGTCCCGCATTCGTTCCTGTGACTGTTGGATCGTTTGCGGATTTTGAGGCACGATTTGGAACACTTGATCACAAGAAGTTTGGGCCCTATGCTGTTCGTGAGTTCTTAAAGAGCAGAACAGCACTAACCTTTGTTCGTGTGCTAGGTGCAGGAGCAAATGAGTCTGTAACAGATTTTGAGAAGACAGCTGCACAAGGTGTCGTCAAGAATGCCGGATTTATTATCAAGAGTAATGCAGATTCTGGCGGAGGATCCTCCGGGCACAACGGTGCGGTCCAATTTCTTGTAGCGCGTCACTTTGTGTCTGCATCGACAGAAACAATAGGCTTTCCAGTCTTTACTGATAATGACAGCTATGAAATTGCTAACGGTGAAGACTACGTGTATCTTGTTCGCGGCATGATAATGTCAGCAACTGGAACACGCATAGAAATACTGAACGGTTCAAGCTCTTATTCACCTGCAAATGTAAGAAGCTCAGTTGCGAGCATCATCACCGGTACAGATAATCCAGCATTTACCACATTTAAGCTTGTTGTATCCTCAACATCAACAGGATTTGGAACAGCAGAAGGACACACTTCGATAAAGATTTTCACAGCATCTCTTGATCCCGAAAATCCACACTACATTGCAAATGTGCTTAACACTGAGCCAGAGAGATTTCAGGAAGAGCAGCATCTGCTATACGCTCACTTTCCTGTTGAAAATGAAATAGCACCTGTAAGTGATGCCGACTGGTCAGTCGGATTGGCATCAGGAACCAGCACCACCTCCGGAGACAATCAAGCCGGTGAAGCCTTTAGAGATTCATACGGTCGATTTGATACTAGATACAGCACACCCCGCACCACAAAATTCATCTCACAACCTTATGGAAAGAGAGAGTACGATCTATTTCACTTTGAGACTATATCAGATGGAGCAGAAGCCAACACTCTGTACAAGATCTCAATTGCAGAGATTAGAAAATCGACTGATGCAAAGAATAAATTTGGTACATTTACTGTCCTAGTAAGGGCATTTAGTGATATTGATACTAGTCCTGAGATACTGGAACAGTACCCACTTTGCACACTCAACCCAAATGATGAAAACTACGTCGCTAGAAAGGTTGGAGACCTGAAAGTCTCATACGACTTCGACGCAGAAACATCTGATGAAAGAAGATTAAAGATATCTGGAAAGTATCCAAATGTGTCAAGCCGAGTAAGGATTATAATGCATCCAAACGTTGAGGAAGGTGAGGCACCTGTGGATGCTCTACCCTTTGGATTCCGTGGCATTCCTGCACTTAAGACAACTGAGACACTAGAAGATAATGCGACATCAGCTCTAGAGCTTGGGTTTGCAGGAACAAGACTTGCTTTATCATGGGAGGGTATTACACTACTACCCAACAGTTCGGGCAGACTACGAGGTGGGCTCTCAGGTTCAATTGTTCCTCCTGTTCCGTATCGATTCAAGACAACGAGGGGAAATGTCTCGACATCAGGATTGGCTGGATCTCCAGGAAATTCTGAGAGGGTAGATGGTAGATTCTACTGGGGAGCAAAATTTGAGATA